ACTAATTTAGTTGGGTATGTAAATGGGAAACCATATTATGGTGACTTCCATATTCATAGAAGAGAAGATGGATCAGTAGTTAAAATGGTTGGTATAGCACACACAACAACACCTCACTCCATTATATTTGATACAATCAAAGAGAGTTTAGAATAATGCCAGTAACACAAACTTCATTCGATAATATTAAACTAGGATACATCAGTGAAACTGCTGGATATGTTAAAGGTGTCTCAATTGCTGATGCAAACGAGTATGCAAAATTAAATCCAGATACAGAATTTATTTTTATTGATGGTGATGAAAAGGTTAGATTTTTGACAATTAATGAAGTCAACGGATTAACTCCCAAAAATCTACTGAGATCAGATCCTTGTTTAACTGGAGATCAACCTTGTGGCCCACCAAAACTTAAATTTTTTGGAGGTGGTGGAATCGGTGCAGAGGCAAATCCAGTTGTTGATGGTAGTGGTAATTTAATCGCTGTTGATTTAGTTAATGGTGGTTTTGGATACAAAATACCACCACAAGTTCAAGTGATTGATCCATGTAATAATGGTAGTGGTGCTGTTCTTCAGACAATCTTAGGAACTGGTAATTTAACTGGTGTTGTTGTTCAAGTAATTATTAAAGATAGTGGTCAAGGTTATCTTCCACCACCACAAACAGTTCCTCAATATCCTGCTGTTTTAGAACTCACGGGTGTGACTGTTACAAATCCTGGTTTTAATCATAATTGTGGTGTTGACAAGATAGAAATCATACCAAGTAATGGTAGTGTTCTTTCTTATAATTGTGATCCTTTCGGGAAGATAAAATCAGTATCTGTTGATAAGGGAGGTAGATTTACAGAACTACCACAAATTAGAATGAATACAGAGACAGGAATTAATGCTACTTTTGTTCCTAATTTTGATATTATTCGTGACCCACAACCAGTTGAACCAGTTCTCACAGATGTTGTTCAGGTGTATGATTTAGTTGGGTTAAATATTAACGGTTATGTTGATGGTAAACCTTACTATGGAAATGTTTACTATGTAAATGGTATCAGATATGCAGGAACATCCGCACAAACATCTGGAACTAATATTGTGGTTTATGATACTCAACTTGCCAGTGTTCAAAAGAGACTTGATACAGTTAGACCAGTTACTACAGGTGATGTGGAAGCAGAGGAACCAGTAACTGAAACTGAAACAAGGCAGGATACTGTGGAGGCCATAAGTTCTCCATCAAGAGGAAGTTACTCCACCACACCAACGAGTGCTCCATCAACAACACCAGCGACCAGTACACCAAGCACAACACCTGCAAGTGGAGGTGGTTACACAACCCCATCAACACCAGCACCATCAACACCATCAACACCAGCACCATCCACACCTAGCACACCTAGCGGTGGTGGCGGTGGTGGATACGGAGGATACTAATGTCTGAGAAAAAGAATTTTTGGAACCAATGCATCAGTGCCATGAATGGTGTGATTACCTTTGGTAAAATAAGCCCAAAGGGTGATGTCACTTCGAGTGTTCACATTCAAGCACTTGATGGTAGACATTTTATGTCGTTTGATGAAGATGGCCCAAGAACTGGTTATACTTTATTAAATTCACCAGGTTCAACTTTTATTGAAAGTGGTGAGGATTTAACTCAGGAGCAAATAGGAGTCATGATTCTTTCAAAGAATGGTGACATACATCTTAAAGCAACTAAGGGTAAGATCAAATTAGAAGCTCTTGATATTGAACTTATTGCGAATGGTAACTCTCCACAAGGTGTAATTTGGGCAAATGCATATGAGACCTTGAAACTTGACTCAAAAAATGTTACAATAGATGGAAAGCAATCTTTGAAGGTTATGACATCAGGTTTGTTAGCATTAAGAGGAAGTCTTGGCATGCAGATGCTATCACCTTTAATTGAGGGAGTCTCTCGTGCATTGACGAAAGATAAATTACCAGAACCAGCAGAAACAGACTCAAGGAGTATCTAATATGGCATTTGCATTCGACGAATTATTCGCATACGGTGGGCAACTTATTGTTGCTGCTAAAAAAAGAGTTCCTAAAGCATTAGGAATAGGGAAGCAAAAGATAGATCACTCTGCATATATTGAGGGTAATACTCAAATAGGAAAAGTAGATGCTTTTTCTTCTGCTGATGCCACTTTAATGGTGGGAAGGGAAAACACAAAAGGAACATCTAGAGCACTTTATACAAAAGGTAATGTAAGAATTGAAGGTGATGGTGATACTGTTGATGCTTTGACTGTCAGTGGAGGTGGTATTCATGCTGCTACATTTTATGGTTCTGGTTCAAATACAGTTTATATTCATGGTGATTTACATGTAACAGGTTCGACGGATACTGGTAATAAAGGTAGACTCGCTTCTAGATTTGCAACTGCTGATTCAAAACCAAAACCTTTTGATATTAAACATCCAAGTAAAGAGGGATGGAGACTTAGATATGCTTGTATTGAAGGCCCAGAGGTTGGTGTATATCATAGAGGAAGAGTTAAGGGTCAGAAAATAATAAAATTACCAGATTATTGGAAAGATCTCGTGGATGTTGAGAGTATATCAGTTCAGTTGCAACCAATTGGTGCACATCAAGATATTATTGTAAAAAGATGGGATGAAGAATTTATTTACCTACAAGCACAAGGTGGTATGCCTGTAAATTGTTTCTATCATGTATACGCAGCAAGAAAAGATGTGAACCCATTATATGTTGAGTATCAAGGTGAGAGTTGGAAAGATTATCCTGATCCAAACTTTAATCCAGAGACTGCACCTGATACTCCAAACTATAATGATCCAAACTATCGACCTAAGAGAAACACCATAACAATTTGAAGAAATTAATTTATATTGAGGAGAATTTTATTTCTCCTAGTCAATGTCAACCATTCATTGACCTTTTTGATATCAAAAAAGAAGATCGTTCTTTGGATGCCGTCACACATTCAGATCCCAATGAAACTCTAACATATATTCCCAATCATCCATTCGATAAAAATTATGGTGCTAGGTATCTTGGTGGGAACGTAGATCCTGTTGATATGAATTCAACAACTGATGAATTGTTTCATGGTGTCATTAATAATGTAACTAATCGTTGTAAAACATTTGATGATGAAATCGTATTAGATTATGTTGGAGTCGTGAGATGGCCTGTTGGATGTTTCATGAAACCTCACGTTGACGATAATAATGTTCATAAACCAGATGTATTTGCAGCAATGTTGTATTTAAATGACGATTTTGATGGTGGTTCTACCATGTTTGAGGATATTGAAGTTAAACCAGAAAAAGGAAAACTTATAATATTTTCAAATTCACAACATCTTCATTACGTTAGTAAGGTAGAGAGGGTAGAGAGATTTGTCTTATCTTTTTGGTATAGTAGACCTTAATGCCCACATATCAACACAAGGAGACTAGAAAAAGATTTTTCTTTATTCATGTTCCTAGAACTGCTGGTAGGTTTTTGCAAGAAAATATAAAACAAAATGGATTTGAGCCTGAGCAAAAGATATGGAAAACAATTGATGGTGTAGAGACTACGCATTTACATAGAGAATTATATGAAAAACATTTAGATGTGGAAAACATTCCTCATATTTCTATTGTGAGAGATCCTTTAGAGAGATACATATCTTTAAAATCTTATAATTGTCATCCAAAGGGATGGTTTAGACCTCAAGTTGATTATATTTCAGATAAGACTCATGTTTGGTATTTTGAGGATGGATTTAATGATAACTTTTCTAATTGGTTGAGTTCCATACTAGAAATAAAGTTCAATATAAAAAAATTAAGTTCAAATCACATATATAACGAATTAGGGCAAAAACTCACTCTAGATTACATGGATTCTGACTATAAAAAACATGAAAAAACCGTTGAAGATGAAGAATATGTAAGAAATTTTTACAAACTTGACTATTTGAGGTGGTCACGGTATAATTGATTCATATATGAAAACCACCAATGGATGATGCGTATTTGACACGTTGTGTTGTTGATCCACTCAAGCGTAAAATTTATCTGTATTCTAGTGAGGGTGATGAGAAAACAGTAGACTGTGAAACCGTGGATCAGTTTATGAATATGTTACTGTTTGTGCGTGATACAGCAGGTGATGAGGT